TGGTTGAGGGAAATCCGAGTATTGTTTTGAGAAATCTCATGGTTGAGTTTCGTAATCTCCTTAGATAGAACTGTGAATTGACGCTCTCGTTCCTGTTCTAACTTTATAGTCTCCTCAAGTTCTTGAAAACCTTTCTGGAGTTCCTTTGCCTTATTTTGAGCGTCTGTAATTCTATTTAACCGAAACTCTTCTTCTATTGTTTGAGTGCAAGTAGGGCAGACCGTATTTTCTGTGAAAAACTTGTGTTCTTTAGTAATAGTAGATACTTTTTGCGATATCTTACCCTTAAGATTGTTCAGTTTTACTAACTTATCTCCCGCACCAATTACTTCTTCCTGCTCTTTCGTATAAGCAAAGATTTGTTCTTCTGTCTTGGCATTTTCAGACATATAATTACCAACCTCAGAGTCTAAGTTGGTAATTTTTTCCTTATTGGCATTAATATTGGCATTACCACGGTTCTCAAGTTCCTCAATAAACTCCTGCTGCATCTTCATCTTATCCTTAAGATTTTCCTTCTTAAGTTCAAGAGACTTGACTTGTTCTTTCTTTTCACGAAGTCTATCTTTAATAAGATTATTCATTGCAGAAAAGATACGAATGTCAAGAAGGTCTTCAATCACTTCTCGACGATTCGCAGTGGTTAACTGCATAAAAGGTACAAAGGTACTTGAACCCAAAATTACAATTTGAGTAAAAGACTTATAGTTTACCTTCAGAATATTCTCTTCCAAAATACGCTGCATTGCGCGATCATCTGCTTCACGATGAAGTTCAACACCATTTACAACAATGTCAAATACGGCAGGTTTAATTCCCCTACGCACAATATAATGACGAGTATTGATAGTAAACTCAATCTCAACCAAACAGTCACGCTCGTTGATGGTATTAACCAGTTGAGGTTTATTAATCTTCCTAAATGGTTTATTAAAAAGAACAAACGTTAAGGCATCAAGAATCGTAGACTTACCGGCACCATTTGTCCCAATGATGAGATTGGTGTGATGTTCTTGAAAGTCAACTTCTGTGAAGGTGTTTCCAGTGCTTAAGAAGTTCTTCCATTTAATCTTTTGAAAGGTTATCATTCAATTTCGGGGGAATAACAATGTCGTTTGGTGTAACCACAGCATATTTGTAATTATATAACCTACACGTCCTTATGGCAAGTGCTGCATCAACTTCTACAACTTCCATTTCAGCATCTTCTTGGTCTTCAAGCATTAAAGCATATCGAGTTGCATCATCTTCCTCTTCAAATAGAAATAAAACTTTGTCACCATACTTATTATGGACAGCATATGCTCCGTCGTCTTTTCTATCTTTAAGAGTGAGAAGATACATTACTCAACCTCGCAAGCTTCTGAGTATATCTTTTGTAGAATGCCCTTAATGATTGTTTTATCGCAGTCAATTTCTGCCTCATCAATATATCTATTCAAAATCGTAATTGTATTTTCAGTCTCATCAACCTCAAACTCTTCATTCTCATGAATTTCAAAGTTCTCTACAATTTTTAGTTCTTGAACTCCAGAAGTGTATAGTTTATCAATGAACTTCTCAAAGTTTTTGGGTTCAGTTTTTTTCTTTACAATCACCTTTACAATTTTTCCTTGATATTCACGAGTATCAAATAACTTGTAATTCGTGTCCTCATAATAAACATTATAAAAGAGTTTATAAGGATTATTGATTGGGTTATGTTCTAAAGTTTCCGTATCGAAGACGTGAAAACCACGAGTGTCGTTTACATCGTTCCAATACATCTCATAAGGATTTCCTAGATAGAAAATTTTTCCATTACTAGAGCGAGTGTGAAAGTGACCAGAAAAAACAAGTTCAAACTTTTCAAGTAAGTCAATATCCATTCCATCTTCCATCACGTGACCACGATGTGCTCTGAACCCATTGAGTTCAAGGTGACCCATTGCACATTTGGAAGTGGTTTTCTTAACTGACTTAAAAGTGCTTTCTTGGTTCTCTTGGTTAATCCAAGGGATGAAAAGAACTTTGAGTTTATCCAGTTTAACTTCGGTAACTTCCGAATAAACTTTTACATTGTCATATTGCTTAAGTAACAAACCTACAGAGTTGACCGAGTTAGTATTTTTGTAGTAAGCAGTATGGTTTCCAACAATCGTATGGACCGTGACTCCCATTTGTTGAAGACGGTCATAATAGTTTTCCTTTGCCCATTCAAGTGCCCACAAGTCGATTGACCTGCGGTTGTCAAAAGTATCTCCCATATCAATCAGAGTCTTGATATTATTCTCTTCAAGATAAGGAAAGAAAACAGTATCGTAGAACTTCTTGAAATAGTCGTGAAGAAACTTTGAGGACTTACGGGCTCCGAAATGTTGGTCAGTAATGATGGCAACCTTCATCGGTTCTTGTAAGCAATATTATCCTTAATGGTATTATAGTCTGAACTACTGCCAGAAAGCAAGCTATCGTCAACCATCATCACCTCGTCAAAACCAGTTCGTTCGATAATTTTGGTTTTAATTTCCAGTTGCTTCTTCTCTTTCTGAATACGACGAAGAAAAGCGTAGTGAATGATTTGAGTAAAGTAAGCAAAAGGGTTCTTTGACTTTTCTGGATCAAAGTTGTGAATATACTGAACACAGTTTTCAATACCATCAGAGATCATATCATCTCTGAACATGTAGTTCACAAAGTTAGGTTTGTATGAAAGGTGTGTAGCGATCTTCAAGAAACACTCACCCAGATAGTTTGTAATACGTGGTTTTGGAAGACCTGCCTCTTTAGCAGCAGCAACTTTAGTTCTATAAACAATTAATGCTTCTAGTAACTCTTTGTTGTTTACATAATGTTCTGATTTCTTCTTGGACATAACATCGGTCTTTGTAGATAAATTTTTGTTATGTACATTATACCATACTTTAAGGGCTTGACAACATTTAAAAATATGTGTAGACTACCTTTGTCCCGGTTAAAGATACAAATTTAGCTTTCTTTGTTATCTTTAAGGTCTTTACGGAAAATCTTTTCAAGAGACTTACGAGCATCTTCAACGGTTGATATAAAACCCATTTTATCAGATATTTTTACTTTACCATCAATCTCAATATCTACATTCTCATCACGAAGATATCTTTCGTAAAATTCAATAGTATTTTCATCTTTAACTTCAGTCATTGTAATTACTTTATCAAGTTTAATTAAGAAAAAGTCATCGTCAGGAATTTCCATCCAAGGTTTTATCTTAACATAAGTTCCAATGTGATTGGAATGCATTTTCATAATAACTGGATTTTGAAGAACTAAAATGGGATCTCCATCGTTCTCATCAACAGAGACCAATGCAAATATTTCTTCTCCAGTGACTAACTTGATTGCTGAGTAAAACTCTTCTCCCATTAGTTCTTAAGCGGTATGTTTACAATATCATAATTAAAGTTTTCTTCGTTATAGACTTTGATTCTTTCTATTAGATGGTTGAGTGTATAATTTTTTCTTGACTTATAACTGATATCATCGGCAATGTCATATAGAGTTGCCTTTGTTTTATTGTCCCCTTTTCTTAGGACTCTTCCGATTGATTGGAGATTTCTGATTCTTGATTTACTAGGGGAAGCAAAGATGACATTATGTAGATTTCTGATGTTAATACCAGTAGAAAAAGTCCCGTAAGAAGCAACGATGATTGCATTATTTTCCTTTTCAGTAATTTCTCTGACTTTTTCTCGGTCCTCAGTATCTACACCACCGTGAACAAAGAACACGTGGCGATCTTCTGCGATACTCTTATTTATGAGTTCGTATAAAGGTTGTCCGTGACCTTCTACTCTGGAAAATAGAATCAGAGTGTTTCCTTTAAGATCAAGGGCAAGGTTCTTAATAAACTTATTGCGTTTCTCGTGATTGATAATATACTGAACTTCATCCTCAAAAGTTTCAAACTTATTCGGTGGGTGTTTCAATAGAAGAATATTAATATCCAGTTTGGCAACGTGACCCTTCTGCATCAGTTCTTCTGTTCTGATAATTTTGTATGAAGGACCAAATAAACCTTCTAGAACCCACTTATGTGTCTGTGTGCCGTCTAGGGTTCCTGTAAAACCGTAACGATATTTTGCATCTGAAAGTTTTGTCATTATAGATACTAATGACTTTGATTTAAACTGGTGTGCTTCATCTCCAACGACCACATTAAATCTTGAGAAATATTGTCGGGGAAGTTTGTAGATGGACTGCCAGGTCGTAATGATTACCTGAGAGTCTGTTTCTCTTTCTTTTCCAGCATAGATCTTGTGGCAAAATGAACCCACGTCCCACCCATAATCTGCAAAGTCTTTA